GGCTTAATTGCCCCTTATCTTATATATTTAGTAACGCTCTCATTTCTTCTTCTGAAAGCCCTATACCAGCATTTACAATTTTTGTTAGTGCATCTGCTCTTTTGTTAAGTGCTTCAGATTGAGATAAGTAATCGTCTTGAAGAACTGGTACATGGTCATAATCAGCAACAAGTCTTAAACCTTGCTTATCCAATCCTAAAGATTCTGAAATGTTATCATAAATCTTTTTAGATTCTGGAATGATTGTATCTGTATATGCCATTCTCATACCATCCCTAACGTTTGAATATGTACTACCTTTTTCATTTGAGAAGATATAGTAGTTCAATCCAAAAAGGTCAATGATAGCTAACTTGTCTGCTGTAAGTTCTTCAAATAACATCAAGTCCTTAGTAGGATATGACATTGGTTGCCACTTAACAGCTGATTCAGTAATCATTAACTCGTCTTTGTTTCTGTAATACCAATCACGTTGTATATCTCTTTTTTCTTCTGGTGTCATTGGTAAAGCACCACCCATATCACTGTTTTCAGATGATAAGATACCGATAGCACCTAAATTCTCTAAAAGTACGTTACGTTTGTTGTATTGTGCCTTAATGTTTGATATAGGAAACTTTAGAGATTCAATTCTTGATACTGGGTTTAAAATATTAATACCATCATTAGCTTGAATGATAATAACTTCTTCTAAACTTAAATCTTCTTTATTTTGTCCATCATAGTTGTAAGTGTAGCTTTTTATTAGTCCATCTTTAGTCATTTGCTTTAAAGACTTTCCAGTTGTGTTGATTTGCATTTTGTGTGATGGTAGTGGTACAAATAGATTTACTATTTCACCTATTCTCTTAGGAGCATATACGAATGAAGATGAATGTAGAGAATCGTTTACCGAAATAGAATAAATTACATCACTCCATGATTGTAGAGGATTGGGATTTCTAATTAAATCCAATACCCAATGTTTATCTATAATATCACCTTTATCATTAACTAGCTTTGGAATACCTAAAGAAAGCATTTGTGCTTTTTTATTAATAACTGTTCTTAGTTCTGGTATTTCAATGTATAGTTTATAAGAATCTGATGTATCTACCCAAACAGCTGTTTTCTTTCCAAAGAAATCTACTGAATATTGTCTATTTGGTACTTGATTTCTAGCTAAATTATTTAATTTAGGGTCAGTTATACCAAAAAATGCACTCCAAAAAGAATTGTTCATAATTAAATTATATTTTTGTAGAAACAAATTTAAAAGATTTATGAATAGTAAAGTAAATAATCACTATAAAATTAAGTCGCAAGGTCTTGAAGTTAAAGATGTAGATACTACTTCTCGCAAGGTTTCTTTTTATTTAAGTCATTTTGGCAATGTAGATTCAGATAATGATTTACTTGTTAAGGGCTGTTTTAAAAAGTCATTACAAGAAAGAGGTGTAGATTCAGCTTCTAATAGAAAGATTGCTTTTTTGCGATACCATAATTGGGAAATGCCAATTGGAAAGTTTCTTGAATTACAAGAAGATGATTTTGGACTGTATGCTGTAGGTGAATTAGGAAATTCTACTATGGGTAACGATGCTTTGATGGATTATCAAGATGGAATCATTCGTGAACATTCTATTGGCTTTAGATATATGCAAGATAAAGTTAAATGGATAGAAGATTTATCAATTGAAAGCAAAGGTTACTTTATGGTTTCTGAAGTAGCTTTATGGGAAGGTTCTGCTGTTACTTTTGGTGCTAACGAAATGACACCAGTATTAGAGATTGCTAAGTCTGAAGATAAAGATGATTTTTTCAAGAAGATAAATGATGAAATTAATACTATCTGCAAATCATTGGTAAATGGTAAAGGAACAGATGAAAGATTATATTCTTTAGAAATGAGAATGAAATATCTTACTTCGCAACTTACTGAAATAGCACAATTAAATATTGATAATCCTAAAGCTATTATAATTGAAGAAAAAGGATTTGATTGGAACAATGTAATTACTAACATAAAATAAATATGGCAACTGAAGAAAATGCAACTGTAGAAAATGGATTTGTTTTGTTTAAATTTAACGGAACAGCACCTTATGGATTAGCTAATACAAAAGCTATTGTAACGCTAGAAATGGCTAACATTTTTGTAGAGAAAAAGTATGGGGTTATTTCTAAGTAATTCAGACTTTACTGATAAGTTTGAAATACATCAAGGTATGTATGATACTCAAAAACTTACTGATTATATTGACCGATATGAGGAAATATACTTAAATGAGTTATTGGGTATCAACCTATTTAATGCTTTCAAAGCTGATTTGGTAAATGGTGTTCCACAAAATGCCAGCTATGTATTTATATTTAATCCTTTTAAATATGAAACAGATATTAGACTTATAATTTCAAGAGGTATGAAAGATATGCTTGTTGGGTTTATATATTTTGAGTTTATGAAGGATAAAGTTGCACAAAACACATCTGTAGGTATGACTAAACCTAGAAATGAAAACTCTGGTGTTGTTTCTGCTCACAATCCTATTTATTTAAGATACAATGAATCTGTTAAGACATATAAAGCTATTCAAGACTATATAATGCTTAATCTAACTAATGTTAAGTATGAAAAGTTTAGAGGGTACAATAAAATGTTTGCTTATTGGTTATGAAAGATGTATCAGAAATTTTTGAAGAAATTGTTAATGCAATTGATAATAGTATTAGCATTAATTCCTTGTCTGTTATTGGTAGTAAGTTACGAGTTTACACTTGTGACACTAAATGGATTAGGGTTGGTAAAAAGGTATCTGGTAAAGTCTTGGGGGGAAGTGTAGTAAGTTCATTTGTTACTGCTGTATTGCCAGACACTTATTTTGAACTTGATAACATAAACATTAAGTCTGATATTTTAATTCCTAAACCTACTGCAATGTTTGGAACTAGGACTGCTACAAATAATGAATGGAATTTAAAGACATTTAACCTAATGGATAAGACACCTATAATTTGGTGTTTAGAGTTGGTTAATGAAACTCATTATGGATTTGAAGCTTCTTTAGAAAGAGATATTGAATTAAAAGTGTTTTTCTTAGATGAAACAGACATTCTTAATTATGTTACTAAAGACCATAGACAACAAGTAGTTAAACCTATGTTATACTTAGCACACGCATTTAAAGAAGTTATTGACAAAAATGCGTTGTTTAAAAGAATAGCACAATTTAACGTACTAGGTTTTAGTAGGTTTGGAACTGAAAGTGTTACTGGTATGATAGAAAACATTTTGGATGCGAATTTAAGTGGTACTTCAGTTCAGTTTAATCTTTCAAAATACAAAGAAGGTTGCAAATGTTAACTTACGAGCCGAAAGCACTCAAAATAAAGTCTAACGCAAATTATAAATAACTATTTAACTAATTTAAAAAATGGAAAACAACTTAACTCCAGAACAAGTAATTGAGAAATTAAACTCAATGTTCTCTGAAAAAACTGCAAACTTTACTTCTAAAGAAGATTTAGAAGGATTGAAGTCTGAAATTGCAAAATTTAAAGTGTATGATGATTCTGCTGTAAAAACAGCAATTGCTACATTAGAAGGTAAATTGGAAGGTTTTAGAGAAGCTACTAAAAATCAAGCAACGATTACTGCTAAATCTTTAGGTCAAGCAATCTCTGAATCTTATGCTAAAAACATTGAGAAAATCAATGAAGTATTAGAAAGAAAAGGTGGTACTGTAGCTTTAGATATTAAGGCTGTTGGTACAATGACAACAACTGGTAACTATACTGGTGGTACTGTAGCTTTAACTCAATTAGAAACTGGTGTTGCTAGAATCGTTAGACGTAAGCCTTTTTTACGTGAGTTAGTAAACTCTGCTGGTACTACTTCTAAGTATATCACATACATTGAGCAAACTAGCCCAGAAGGTGGTGCTGGGATGACTGCTGAAGGTGCTTTGAAATCACAAGCTGATTTTGATTTAGTTGAAAGACAAGCTATCGTTAAGAAAATTACTGCTTGGATTAAAGTATCTAAAGAAATGGCTTCTGATTTACCATTCATGCAAGGTGAAATCAATACTGAATTAGTAGAGTTAGTTCAATTGAAATTAGATGAGCAAATTCTTTCTGGTGATGGTTTAGGAGATAACTTAGTAGGTATCTTAACTAATGCTATTGCTTTCTCTGCTGGTGGTTTTGCTTTATCTATTGTTACACCTAACGAAGCTGATGTAATTAGAGTTGCTTGTGTTCAAATTGAGAAAGAAGAATTTATGCCAAACTACATTCTTCTTAATCCAGAAGATTGTGCTAAAATGGAGTTAATTAAAACAACACAAGGTGAGTACACTTACCCAATGATTTATGTTAACTCTAACGGTGATACTAGAATCAAAGGTATTCCAGTTCTAACTAACACTGGTATTGCTACTGGAACTTTCTTAGTTGGTGATTTTACTAAATCTAATTTACGTATTAGAGAAGAATTAAACATTCAAGTTGGTTTTGTAAATGATGACTTTACTAAAAACTTGTTTACGATTCTTTGTGAAGCTCGTGCTACTCATTATGTGAAAACTAATCACTATAAAGCTTTCGTTAAAGGTACTTTCTCTACTGCTAAAACTGCATTGTTAAAAGCGTAATTAATTGGGGAGTAAAATCCCCTTTTTTTTCTAACTAATTAAAATTATAAAAAATGGCTTTAGGTTGTAAATGTAATTCTGGTTTGTCCAATACTGGTCAACCAAACTGTATCACTCTACAAAGTGTTACTTCAAGATTAATTCTTGTTCCTTTAAAAGATGCTACTGGTGCTTTAAACAAAGTATCATTAACTTCTTTCCCTACTTGGGCTTCATTGTTCACTGAATTGGATGCTACTAAAAGATTTTACCCACTACCAGTATTTGAAAATGTTGAAATGGCTAAAGCTGATTCTACATTTGAAGAAGCACCATCTGGCCGTAAAGTATTTATCAAGTCTGGTAAACGTTCATTTGCTGGTGAGTTATGGTCGCAAACACCAACTTTCTTAGCTAAACTTCAATCTAACAGATGTTCTGATTTTGGTTTCTACATTGTTGATGTAAATGGTTCTTTAGTTGGTTCTAAAGTTGGTAATGATTTATACCCAATACCAGTAGATAATGAATCGTTTGAAGCTAAATTAATGTTTGCTACAGACGCTACTATTCAAAAAATCATGTTATCATTTGACTGGTACAGATTATTTGACGAATCAACTTTATGGTTGATTACTCAAACAGATGCTAATTTTGATTTTAACAATGTTGATGGTTTATTAGATGTTAACTTGACAAAAGTTTCTTCTACAACTACTTCTCTTGTTGTAAATGCTAAGTTAGACTATGGAAGTGGCAATAATCCAATTGCTGTTAAAGGTTTGTTGTTGGCTAATTTTGCTTTGACTAACGCTACTACTGGTGCTGTTATTGCTATTAGTGCTGTTGCTGAATCTACTGCTGTAGATGGTCAATACACTTTGACAATTGCTAGTACAGTTGTTGGTACTTCAGTTAAATTAAAAGTATTATCTACTTCTAATTATGAAGGTGTAAATACTATCACTATTTAATAGAAAGTTGCTTTTTTTATGTTAATGGGTAGGGTATTATGCCCTACCTTTTTTTATGAACTTTAAAAATTAAAAATATGTTTGGATGCAAATGTGGATTAGGCTTATCAAATACTGGTTTGCCTAATTGTGTTACCCTACAAAGCGTAACAACTAGATTGATATTCGTTAATCTAAAAAATTCAGCTAATACTTTAACAAAGGTAGACTTAACATCTTTACCAAACTTTGCTAACTTATTTACTGCTGTAAATCCTAAAGATAGATGGTTTCCTTTGGAATCTTTTGATAATGTTGAAATGCCTATTGCTGATAGTTCTTTTGAGGAAACAGCTAGTGGTAGAAAATTCTTTATCAAGTCTGGTAAACGTTCGTTTGCTGGAGATATGTATGTTCAAAGTCCAGAAGCTTTAAATATCATTAATTCTTTTACTTGTTCGCAAGTCGGTGTTTATGCTGTTGACTTAAATAATAATTTAATTGGTATTAAAGATGGTAATTTTCTTTATCCTATTCCAATAAACAATAAGTCGTTAGATGCTAAAATGGTATTTGCTTCAGATGCTAATGTTCAAAAACTCAATTTAACTTTTGACTTTTTAACTTCAGTTGATGAATCTAAATTTTGGTTAATAGCTTATGCAGATACTAATTTTGATTTTAACTTAGTTAGTGGAATTAAAGATATTGTTATTGCTAATACTGTACCTACTTTTAGTGGTTTTAATATTGACTACTTAACTATTGAGATTGTTTATAAAAATGCTGAAAATGATATTCCAATAAGTGGATTAACAACATCTTTATTTAAGTTATGGATTATTCTGTTTGATTTTAATAACGACCCATTACCAGCAAGAGAAGCTGTAAATGGAGTTGATTTAACTTGGGTTGTTACAGATTTAGGAAATGGATTTTATAAAATTGACATTGCTAATAACAACTTTGCTGGAATGTTGTTAGGTGCTAAGTATTTTAATAATGGTTTTGAAATGAGTTCAACATTTTTTAATCCTTATCAAACGGTAATTATGTAATCAAAAGAATCTAATTGAATTAAGGGTAGCTTGTATGTTACCCTTTTTTTTTACCTTTGAATTATGGTTAACCTAATGAATACTAGACTTGGTGAATTGCTCTATAGTGCTTTAGCTTTAAAGTCTGGTCATGGTTACGCTTTTAAATTTGCTTTCAAAGAAGATGTAATATCAAACTTAGTTACATACTTGAATACTAGAAACTTAGAAAAAGGTTTAGATAGTAAAGGTAGAATTATCTCAAATAAATATACGAAACAATCTGTTTATTCAGCTAGAACTGAACAGATATACAAAGAAACAATTGGCAGAATAATTAGTGCTGGTTCAAATTATACAATGAAATACTCTGGAGATTTTTGGCAATCTATTGAATTAGCACAGCCAAACCTTGATTTTGTAGACATAAAGTCTGAACATATTAAAAGAAGTTTTACTTTTAAAGGAGTTCAAACTGACGAGGTTAATTTATTTAACTTATACGGAGAAGATATTGTAGGATTACAAGAAAGAGATTATATTATTTTAAGAAAAAATGTTTTACCATATTATATAAAGTATGCAAGGGGAATTTTGGGAATCAATTGAAGATATGCCACTATATAATTGGCACAAGTGCTTAGAGGGTAAAATAGAGTACGTTCATAAAGAACTAAAACTTACAAGCAATAATGAAAAGCATTGGGAGATATTATACAATGAATTAACAGAATTTAAAGGTGTAGCGCCAAAAGAACAGAAACTCTTTAATGCTATTAAAAGAAAAGCTTTATTAGAATGTGAATATCTAAGGACTGGCAACCGAATGAACATTACATTGATAGATATAGAGGAGCAGAAGATTAAAGCCATTAGAGATGAGGAAAAGGAGATTGAGGGTGATTATTCAATTGAAAAGACTTTGATTAAATTAGGTCAATGGTTGGGTTACAGACTTGATTGGAAACAGATAAGTGTAAAAGAATTTTATTTAATAATAGACGAATATGGCAAACAAAATAACTAAAGAGGAAATTGCAGACGAAAATCTATTTAAGAACATTATAGATGGTGCTGATACAGCTATAAAAAAGATAGGTGAGTTAAATGCTTCATTTGCTACTTTGGGGAAAGATATGAAAGAATCTATTTCCAAAATAAATGTAGGTGATATTAAAGGTGTTAAAGAGTTGCTTACTTTATCTAAAGAATCTGAAAGGCTTTCAAGAGAAAGAATTAAGACTGATAAAGAGCTTTTAGAATTAGCTAATAAAAAGCAAGAAGCTGAAAAGAAAATTTTAGCTATAAGTCAGAAAATAGCTTCTTTAAAAGCTGAATCAGATGCTAAGATTTTAAAGTCTGAAATTGAAACATTGCAAAAGATTGAAGAATCTAATGCTAAAATATTACGTAGCAAAAAAGAAACTAACGCTAAAATATTAGCTGATAAAAAAGAAACACAAGCTAAGATTGATAGACTAGATGCTGAATCACAAAATAAAAATCAAACTCAACAAGCAAGAAGTCAACAATTACAGAATAAGATTAGAATTGAAAACCAGAAAGAAGCTGATAGGGTTGCTGATAGACAAACTAGGGATGCTGAAAAGCAAGCTAAAGAACAAGCTAAAGCTGAAAAGCAAGCTAAAGACCAAGCTGATGCCTATAAACGATTAACGATTGCTACTAGAGAATTAAAGAATGAATCTAAATCTCTAGGTGCTGAAATGCTAGAGTTAGAACGTGATGGAAAGAAAAATACTGATGAGTATAGAAAGTTAGCTGTTCAGTATAGAAATGTTACTTCAGAAGCTAATTTAGCT